TTATACAGTTGGGAAGAATTCCCAATCAAGTTCTCCGCAAACTTTTTTCCATATCATATCTTGTTCCAGTTGTTTTTCACGGTCTTTCATCATGGGTATATAAGGTAAATATTGTGTCTGGTCCAAGAGTTTGCATAATTGATAAAGTGTATACGTATAATTGAAGAAATTGGTTCGATTTGCCGGACAATGTACGGCCCATGGCTTTTGGATTTCAATAAACAGCACACATAAAGTCTCATGTAACTCTTCGTTCATAATGGGGGGTTTTACACCGAAAATGGAATTAATATATTGAATGTGTTCGAAATATTTATTGAGTCCAAGTTTCCGCAAAATTTCGCGCATTTTGTCGTAATTTATTTGTTTCATGTCTGTTATTCGCTCTTTTTTTATTCGCGCTTTAATAGCATCAATGACTTCTTCTGGAATTTGAGTGGTTTCTTTAGCCTGAAATTGCGATAATATTTCTTTGAAATGATTGAGCCTTATATAAGCCGTATAAGATACTTCATTAGGTGGGTCTTTATTATTTGGTTTTGAACTATCTACAATATATGTGATAAATTGGCCGCAATTTTGATTATTACAAATCATAATACCTTCTTCATCTTGAGGTACCATTTCACCTTTCCCACATAATGTACATACATCACAAGACATAATATAATCTTGTGGATTTGTAAATTCATTATTTACATTTCTCCAGTATTCTTGATACATTTTCTTGGACTGTATATATTTATCGGTATTCACATCCTTTATTGTAGATTTTATTTTAAAAAAGGAATTTAAAACCTTTATATTTTGTCCTTGGTCACCCGATGATATTTGTTTCTTGGACTCAAAATAATCGAAAATATATTTTGAATTGTCCAATAAGTATATATTTTTTTCATTTTCCAATAGTTTGATTTCTCTTTTCTTTTCTTTTATACTATCTTCAATGTCCAAGATTTTATCTATTTCGGATTTTGAATAATTCATTTTTTCTTCTTTTAATAATGTTATTTCTTTTTTCAATTTTGGTATTTTAAAACTGTTGTTATGATGAAATTTTTCCAACATTTCATTATGTTTTTCATCTAGTGAAGTAATTTGTTTAATTTGAGCGTTTTTAGCAGATTTGCTCATTTTTATAATAATTGATTTATATTTCTATGTATTTTCTTTAGTAATTGTTTTTAAATTAACAAATAAATATTGGTATATGTTATAATGGCTACAACTATGGAAGATATTTTCACCAATATTTTCGAAAATATGATAAAGTTGCACACAAAATTGAACGAAATTAGAAATACTACATTAAATTCTTATATAAAATCTTTCACAACCAATTTTGTACGGGATATAAACCGTCTAGGTACAACTCCTTAAATGTTTACAGCAAATATGAGAAATTTTATAATTGTTCGACCTGTTAAACTAGATGAGCTAGAAGGAAAGAGAGGTATTATAAGCGGAACAGCGAGAAGACCGAATGTCGATATTATTAAATTAATAATACAGTTCAAAAAGCAATATAATCGTACACTTTCAATGTTTAATAATGCGACATTAGTAGAAGAATATATAAATTCAAATACAACAGGAACAAGGGAATGTACAAGTATTTTAGATTGTTTTATTAAAAACTCAAGAATCAATTTCGGTATAGGAGGTGGAAAACAAGCAACCCGCAAAAGACGTCCATATAAAAGTAAATAAAATTTGAAAACATAGAAAGAAAACAAAAACCAAAAAGGCAAAAAAACGTAAAACAATAAAGAAAAAAGCAAAATATTAAGTGTGCAACAATTTTATATGTCTGAAACCAATCTATATATTAATAATGAACAAGAAAGCTATAATGAAAAACAATTAAAAATAATGGTATTTATAACAAATGCTTTAGAAAATGGATGGACGGTTAAGAAAAAAGACAATCAATATACTTTTACAAAAAAACACGAAGGAAAAAAAGAAGTATTCAATGAAAATTATTTAGAAAACTTTATAAAAGACAACTTCGATATGAATATATTACAGCATACCTAATTTTTTATTATAAATTTATAACCCTCTACAGGGTGATAAAAACAATATTTTATTTTTTGTGATTTTAAAAAAAATAAAATGATTCATATTGTTTAGCCATTATGCTTTTAGCAACAAATAAAACACTTTAGGATAATTTCAAAAAAATAGTTATCAATATTTAAAAATAAAAAATGAAACAATTCAAAGGTTATAAATCATTTGTACCCAATTATATTTAGCAAAATAATAATATAAATATTTAATTATTAAATTATAAAAATCAATAAAAAATGCATTAAAATAGGTAACAATAGTTATAATTTCTGTAAAATCATGGTTTGATTTATTTTATATTTTTAATTAATTCCCGAAATTTTTTTCTACAACAAGGTTATATAGAAAAATGGCTGGAGCTTTGATGCAACTCGTCGCCTATGGCGCCCAAGATGTTTTCCTTACCGGAACCCCTGAAATCACCTTTTGGAAGGTGTCCTACAGACGTCACACCAACTTCGCAATGGAGTCAATTGAACAGACATTCTCTGGTCAAGCCGATTTCGGACGAAGAGTCACCTGTACCATCAGCAGAAATGGTGATCTTTGCTACAGAACTTACCTTCAGGTAACACTTCCTGAAATCAACCAATCCATGAACGACAGTGGATCTGTTTATGCCCGTTGGTTAGATTTCCCTGGAGAGCAATTGATTGCCCAGGTTGAGGTTGAGATTGGTGGTCAGAGAATCGACCGTCAATATGGTGACTGGATGCACATCTGGAACCAACTTACCATGTCTGGTGAGCAACAGAGAGGTTATTTCCAAATGATTGGTAATACCACTCAATTGACCTACATCACCGATCCTTCTTTCGCTGATGTCTCTGGTCCTTGTTCCTCCACTGGTGGACCTTCCCAGGTGTGTGCTCCTAGAAAGACACTTCCTGAGACCACTCTTTACATTCCTCTTCTTTTCTGGTTTTGCAGAAACCCAGGACTTGCCCTTCCTCTTATTGCCCTTCAGTACCACGAGGTCAAGATCAACATTGATTTCAGACCTATTGGTGAGTGCTTGTGGGCTGTGAAGAGCCTTGCTGCTGGTTCCGGAACACAATCTGTTTCCACTGCTTACCAGCAATCCCTTGTTGCTGCTTCTCTCTACATCGACTATATCTTCCTTGATACTGATGAGCGTAGAAAGATGGCCCAGAACCCTCATGAGTATTTGATTGAGCAACTTCAATTCACTGGTGATGAATCTGTCGGTTCTTCTTCCAACAAGATTAAGTTGAACTTCAACCACCCATGTAAGGAACTTGTTTGGGTTGTTCAGCCTGATGCTAACGTTGATTACTGTGCTTCCCTTGAAGGTGGTCAAGTCCTTTACAAGACCCTTGGTGCCCAGCCTTTCAACTACACTGATGCTATTGATGCTCTTCCTAACGCCGTTCATGCCTTCGGTGGACCTGCTGAGACATCTGGTGCTAACGCCTTCATCACTACTGGTGGTCTATTCCAAGACCCTGGATCCATGAGTGCTACTGAGGGTGAGGTCACACAGAGCTGGGGAGGTTCTTTCGGACAGACTGCTCCTGCTGAAGAGGGTTCTTACGTCTCTGATGCCGGTACATTCGTCCTTGCCGAGACTGCCCTTGATATGCATTGTTGGGGAGAGAACCCTGTCGTCACCGCTAAGCTTCAACTTAACGGCCAAGACAGATTCTCTGAGCGTGAAGGTTCTTACTTCGATGTTGTTCAGCCTTTCCAACATCACACCCGTGCCCCTGACTCTGGTATCAACGTCTACTCCTTCGCCCTTAGACCTGAGGAGCACCAACCATCTGGAAGTTGCAACTTCTCCAGAATTGATAACGCCACCCTTCAGCTTGTTCTTTCCTCCGCCACTGTCGGTGGAACAGCCACTGCTAAGGTCCGTGTTTACGCCACATCTTACAACGTCCTTCGTGTGATGTCTGGTATGGCGGGTGTTGCTTACTCCAATTAAGCATTTTGTTTTTTATGGTATTTTTCATATTTAATTAGTTAATATGTACATGTTATGTACGTATTAATGCAATTCTTCATATAAGATAAAACCACCCAAAACGACCATTATTACGGCGAAAATAATTTTCAATAATTTACTATCAAGCGAACTACTAAAATAAGATGCGAATGTACCTATTATAAAAAACAAAGAAATAGTCAATGCATAGTTCCATTTAATGCATTGTTTTTCACAATTTTGTTTATTATAGAAATAAACGGCTACAATACCGATGGGTAGCAGCAGAGAGGCCAATGATGTACCTATGGCTTCTTTGTAATCGCTAATTACATTCAAATAAACCAAAAGAGGAACTATTAATATTTCAGCACCACCGCCGACAAAAGAAGCAACAATGCCTGTAATGAGTCCGATGAAAGAGAGTTTATATATATTATTATCAATGAATTTCATATAATATATATAAAGAATTTATGCATAATGAACAATAGATAAACCAATACCTACAAAAACGATTCCAACAATATATTTAAGTATATCAATATTCACTTTTAAATAAAAATAGCTTAATAATAAAGTAATAAAAATGGAACAATTCAAAATGATATGAATATCTGTTGGATTCGATGTTTTACTCATGGCCAAATAGATGAAATAGCGCGATAATATCATAGTAATAATCATAATAACAAATATTTCGTAAAAATAATCTTTATATAAAGACAATAATTTCAATGAAAATAAATGAAAAGAAACGACTAAAGTAGCTAAACAAGCATAAATATAGTGTTCCATTATATAATATACTTATTTATAAAAACAAATCAACAAAAACAAATATAAATATAACGTTTTCATTACATTTATAAAATGTCTTTAAGAACATATTCTGAAACGAATTTACATACCCAAAATGCCCTTTTAATGAATTGTTTAATGAGTTTTTATAAAGATAAAGCAAAATTGGATGAAATGATGAATATTATTAATGGTGAATCCAAGATATCATTGCGTATTGTTGATTGGTTTGTTACAAATTATGCTAAAAAGTTTTATACTGTATATGAGATACCGATTCAACGAAATGGACAAACATTAAATACTCGGTTTAAGGTGTATAATGATTATAAATTAAAATTAAAAGCATATTCTAAAAAGCGATTTGACCCATTTTGTAGATGGGAAAGAATAACTATTCCATATAATGAAAATAGTCATATGGAAACGACCATTGGACAATTGAATTTTTTCAAATGGGCAATAGAAAACAATATTATTGATTATATAAAGAAAAATTATGAAGATATTGAAAGAGATATGAATGATAGAAACAGTATATCCAAG